GCTGGAAACAGTAACCGCCTGACCGCTTGCCACCGTAATTGGCCCTGCCGACATACCTGAGAACCCAGCCGCAATGGTGTAGCTGGTAGCCACTGTTTGGCTGTTCACCACAATACCGTTGGAGGCAACAGGAACCCTTGATTTAAGTTCACCCGTGCTTGGCTTGTACAAAAGAAACGCATTGCCTGTGAACAGCGTTGATGCCGTTCCAGTTGTGGCGTTTGCAAACAGCGGATAGACATCGGTTGCCGTGCTTGTGTCGTTACTTAGAGCCGCACCACCCACAGAAGCCCATGCAGTTCCGTTGTAGCCTTCAAACTCAGTCGTAGTGGTGTTGAAACGGAGCATTCCACTTGCCGCAGTTGGTCGCTCACCAGTGGTTCCTTTGCTGATCGTCAATGCACCAGTTGAACTGAAGATTGAGTCGGTTGTTGCAGTCAAGTTGCCAGTGATGGCAAAAGTTGATCCGTTCCAAGCCAAGTTGGCACTGTCACTGAGCAAGCCAGATGCGCCAGCAAAGGTCACCCGACCAGATGTTAGGGCGCTGTTCTTAATTGACCCTGCTGTCAGATATGTGCCGTCCCAGGTTAGGTTGGTAGAACCACCCAAAGCACCGCTGTTGTTGAACTGGACTTGAGTGTTTGATCCACCAATAGAACCAGCGCCTTTGGTAGCGATTACTTGTACAACGCCACTGCTATCTTTGTAAAACAGTTTGCCGTCAAAAGTGTTGATTGCCAATTCGCCAGACGCAAGGTTAGCCGCCAATGGGACATTGGTTGTGGTGCTTGAGTAGTAAAGCTGGATAGGTGTGAAGTTCGTTGCCGCCATGTTTTTTCCTTAGAACGTGCCGCCTGAAATTCCAGTTGTTGCTGTCAGTGTGTTAAACGTCACATCTGCTGATGTACCCAAACCCAAAGCAGTCCTTGCCGCACTTGCTGATGTTGATCCAGTACCACCGTTTGTAATATCAACAATACCAGTTACGTTGGCAGATGTTCCAGAGATACTACCCTGTATTTGAGAGCTAAAAGTCTTTGTGCCACCAATAGTTTGTGTATCAACAAAGTTAACGTACCCATTAGGGCCAAGTACCTCAACCCAGCCACCAGACTCTTTGAACCAAATCCGTTGAGGAGTTGTTAGTTGAATGTAAATCTGGTTTACAACACCATCGCCTGATGTGGGTGCAGATGCTCCAGACAATATAGGCAAACCAGCACCGCTGGAATACGCAAATTGACCTGGGACTGACCAAGTTAAAGCAGATGTACTTCTACTGTCAACAATGGAAAAAGATGCCCAAATAAGGTTTGTTGGTGCAGGTGGTGGATCTGATGTCCAGCCAGATGGAGCCGTTCCAGTATTGGTAGAAAAACTCCATGAGCCACCAGTTGGTGTAGCAGGCTGAGATGCACTTATTTGAAATACAAACCACTGAAAGTACGTGCCGCCAGTTGTATAAGTATTTCCATACAAGCCAACGGATTCAGAGTTTCCCCCGTAAAAACCTGCTGTAGTCAAAATGTACCCCCAGAAATGCCTGTAGTAGCGTTGATGCTACCAATAACAGCCAGTTGAGTACCAGTCCATGTCAGATTAGCTGACCCAGCCAAAGACCCAGCGTTGTTGTACTGCACTTGAGTTGTTGATCCACCAATAGCAGGAGTTGCGCCCGTGGGTCCCGTGGGGCCTGTAGCTCCCGTAGGTCCAGTTGGTCCTGTTGCTCCAGTAGGACCTGTGGGTCCAGTTGGTCCAGTTGGGCCAAGCTGGGTGTACATGACTTGTTCAGCAGTAACAATCACTGAAGGAATTGCAGGATGGATTCCACTTGCAACATCAGCATCTAGACTAATACTGGTGTTATTAGTTGACCATATCAATTCCAAATAATCGCCAGCCAACAGCTTTAAAGTAAAGTTCCAAGCAGGGACAACATATGGGTTGTTTGTTGGACAGCTAACCTTAGTGTCTGAGTCTGGTACGTTTGTGCCATTTTTACGCAACCAGATGTTTACTATGTCTCCTGATCCACCACCAGAATTGTTGTGGAGTTGAGCAGAAAACTGCAAGTCATACACACCTTCATATGCAAACGTAATTTGAGAGTTAGAAACAATAGAAACGCCATTTGAATTGGCATCTGTATTGTTTAAAGTTATTGCATAAGCAGTGTTTGTTGCCGCCGCTGTTTGATTTGCTGTTGACCAGAAAGATCCCCAGTATCCCAAAGCACCGCCAGCACCTGTACCGCCTGTTGGACCAGTTGCACCCGTAGGGCCAGTAAGACCTATGGGACCTGTTGGCCCAGTTGGACCCGTAACAGTAGATGCCGCACCTGTCGGACCCGTGGGACCTGTAGGGCCTTCAATTCCTTGTGCGCCCGTGGGACCCGTAGGCCCTGTGACACCTTGGATACCTTGAGGACCTGTAGGACCAGTGGGGCCAATGTCTCCAGTAGGCCCAGTTACGCCTTGAATGCCTTGAGGACCAGTAGGACCCGTAGCTCCCGTATCACCAGTAGGACCTGTAGACCCAGTAGGGCCTATAGCGCCTGTTGGACCCGTAGGTCCAGTAACTGTAGAAGCGGCTCCCGTAGACCCAGTAGGGCCTGTAGGACCTGTGGCTCCAGTAGGTCCTGTTGGGCCAGTAGATCCTGTGGGACCAGTAACAGTTGATGCCGCCCCAGTTGGGCCAGTACTACCTGTTGGCCCCTGTGGACCAGTGGGACCCAAAGGACCTGTAGGCCCTGTTGGACCTTGCTTAAAAATCTGACCAGGAATTGACCAAACCAGTGCCGATGTATCTCTTGAGTTAACCAGCGCAATAGACAGCCAAACAATGGTGGTTGGGCTTGCAGGTGGCGTGTTACTCCAGCCAGTAGGAGGTGTTCCTAAATTGGTTACAAAGCTCCATGACCCGCCCGTGGGCGTACCAGGGTTGGTAGCACTTTCTAAGAATATGAGGTATTCAAAGTAAGTTCCACCAAGCGCAGTAGGGTTGCCGTACAGGCCAGCACTTTCTGCACCTGTGGATGCCGCAACAGTCCCTGATGCACTGCTTCCGTAAAGACCACCTGTTGCCATTATTTGTCCTTTGGCTCAAAAGACCAACCGTCTTTTGGTGGGTATTGTTTTGACCAAGATCCATGAGTTTGTTTATGCCCATAGATGTTTTGATGAATAGCTTGAAGAGATATACCGTGTGCTTTCCCGGCAGAACTAAGGCTTGGGAAACGTCCCAACGGAGTGACATACCATCCTTTAAAACTTGGATGATTTTCTCCAAACAAACCTTTGCAATTCCTTGCGGAATTTTGGCTCATCTTTGCCTTGACATCAATTTGTTTGGCAATGTTTGTTTCGCCATTTGATGCGCCCTGCAAACCTTGCTCAAGCACCATGTTTGCCCAAAAAACAGATTTCACAACATCATTTGTTGTACAAAAATCAGTAGCAAATTTTTCTAAGCGTTCTTTGTTTTGCCAAATGCCAAGTAGTTCAGTTGTGTAGTCATTGCCATGCACTTTAAGATGCCTGCGCCAATGAATGCCACTTCCTTTATAAGTGTGGATACACCCAAGACGAGTTGTCTTGCCAAAATACTTAAGCCCAGTTTTGTTATGGGTTTTAACGTACAAAGCAGTTGGCTTGAACATTTGTAATACTTTATTCTATTTAAAAGAATATCTGTAGTCACGGGGCTGGAATTCTGATGTGAGGTGTTGGTCACCACCACGCCATTTATCCTTGAAGTTCTGATCTTCAATCAAGCCATAAGCCTCATCAATTCTGGTTTTCCATTTTTGGGCTTCATCTACGTTTTTGTTCTTGTCGTAATACGATTCAAGAGTACCGTAGAAGTAACCTTCAGGAAAAGATGCCAGCGCACCATTGTTTTGCACAATAGGACTGATTGCGTCACCAGTAGGGCTAAACAAGAATGGGAAGGTACGTGTGTAGTAAGCCTTGATTTCTACGTTTGCACCAGGGTTTGGCGTAAACACATAGTTAGGGCCAACTTCAGAGAATGACGCACGGATCACCCGTGGAACGCCAAAAGGACGCACATACAGTTGGTCAATCATGCGGCGGCGAATGATCTCTCTGTCGCCAACACGGTCATAAATAATCCAAGGGCCCATAGATGCCGCTGGAGTCCCAGGTGCCACGTTGCTATTGGGTGTCTCTTGAAAGAACAAAATAGGCCAGTTCATATCCGCAGGGATAGGAGCCATGCCGTTTGTATCTGTGGTCAAAATAGTAGGATTTGCCCCATATGGGTTTGTCCGCAATGCAGGCAACTCAATTGTTCGCATTTTCAATTCAGCAAACTGAATACAGGACTGAATCTCAATAGAAGACTGGGTGGGAAGCTTCAAAATAGCTGTTGGCAAAGTAAGACCAGTCCACACGCCATCTGGATCGTTAACTGTGATGGTTGTGCTGGATACACCAAGAACAACGGTGTAGCTATTTATTAAACTGGGGCCGATAAAATCGCCAACTTGAACAACAGAAGTGGGATCGGCAGAGGTGGTGATAACTCCCGTTCCCGTATTGATTGAACTGGCGTTGATACCAGTTGTTGATGGGATTGCGCCTATCCACTGTGCTACTCGGCTAACTAAGATATTAGCTGATTGAATGAATAGGGCCATACCGAATCCTCACTTTGTAGGTATTGCTGGATTATAGGGGAGTGGGATTTTTCCGCTAGGGTGGCATACGAAATCTGAATAGTATTCGTTGACAATAGCGTAAAAGAGAATCTTGTCTTCTTTCTCTTGTTTGATTAACTCCCAAGGCCTATTGTTAAACCACTTGGAACTGATTTCATGGGCAAAACACTTGGGCAGTTGCATCATGTGTGCGGTGCCTGCAAAGAAAGGATTGTCAGTGCCGTGGATAGCATGGAATTCTCGGCGCTCTTTGCAAAACTGCTTTACAGCTTCAATATTTTTTTGCTCATACTGAACATATCGTGCCCCGTCTTGAGCGCCAACTTTGTAGTTTAGGTTAGCGGTTTGGAATGTTTGTGACCAAGTGCCTGACTTGACTTCATTGAACAATTGATCATTTTTGCGTAAAACGCCTTCTATGCCAGACTCAAGATTACCCTTTAAATAGTAATCTTCATTAACTTTGACATCTTCATCTTTGAAATTCAATTCCATGCTTTGCTCCTTTCCAAAGGAGGCCCTTGCGGACCCCCTTCAGAAATGAACCTATCAGGTCAAATAACGAGCGCACTGAGCGGTGGGACGAGGTGCAGTCACAGCGGCTCCCGTGGGGGAGATGCCAGCCAACACGCCAACACCAGCAGGGTTACGCACGATCAAGGTGCCTTCCATGATGTACTGATCCAAGGAAGCGTCAGCATTGCTGAACACTTCGTTGTTTGGACCCAACTCACGCAAAGAACCCCACTGAATAACATCAGGGTTCATAAACAACACGGAGGTGTTGTCAGCGCCAGTCTGGTCCATGATCCAGCAGTCATCAATCTGGTACGTGTAGTTGAAGTCACCTTCATACGTACCAATCGTGTCACCCTTGTCAGCGGGGTTAAAACGGTTGATAGAACGGCTGGTAGGCAGGGTATCACTGATGTGAGTACGCATCGATGTGGGGACTACCATGTTGGTAATCTTGGCATTGAAGCGTTGCTCGGCAGTAGTAACCAACTGCTTGTACAGGAACGGGCTGAACTGTTGCAGGGTCTGACCGCTGGCAAACGAGAAGTAACCCAAACCAGCATTTGCCAACGAACCGTTGAAAGGCGTGTTGGTAGAAGTGGTGGAGGTCGTGTCGTTGCTATCAGAGGTAGCGATATTCAACACTGCCGTGCCGCTGGTGGGGTTACCAGAGCGGGTGCCAGCGAAAGAATACAGCGAACCCATGCGGCGACCGTTGTTGGGTGAAGCACCTTGGGTAGCGGCTTGACCAGCGTACTTGATAGAAGCGCCGTCAGCACGAACCAATTGCAACTCAACGTCAAACATGATCTCGGTCAATTGCTTGACTTCTTGATATGCCTGGGGGTCGCCACCAGCTTGTTCAACAGCACGAGCGGTACCAGTAGCGCCGATCACGGTGGTGAAAATCTGGGTGTAGTTGCCCAAGTTAGAACGGGTGTTGGAGGCGGCGGCGGTTGAATCAACCGATGCACCTTCCAATTTTGCGTTCAAAGCAGGGGTACGGAAATAGTCATTAGGCCAAATGTGCAGAGTCGAATTGACTTTGCGTTTTTTGGACATAGCCATGTTAGTGACCGGGGTGCGGTCTTTAACATAGTTACTGACAGTCATATCGAGGTCTTTGACAACGATATCGGTGGTATACGAGCCATTGCCGTTACCAAGTGCCGCAGAGGTAATAGTAGCCATTTGAAAAACTCCTGAGTTATCGGCGGCGTTTGTTTGCCGCCAACATGGTTGCTAAAAGGTCCCGACTCGCACTCTTATCACCTGCCGCCGCTTTCCTTTGAAGTTCTTCGTTTTGGGTGCTGGGTGAGGTTTTAGCTCGAGCAGTTGGCTTACTAGCCGCCGCCAAAGATCCACCTGCATTTTTCACCTTGGGTCCTTCTCGGAACTTCATCCCATCCCGAATTAGACTCAACAGATATTCATCACTGGATACCAAATCAATGTTTTGGACACCAGGGACAAATGACCCGCTTGCACCTTTCCACTCTTTAGACAACTTATCACGCAAATCGCTAAAAGTTGCCTTGTTGGCTAGTTCTTTGTCGGCAAAACTTTGTCTTGACCGCTCTAACTGCTCTTTTACAAAAGCAGATCGATGTTCAAAAAACTGCTCAACTCTGGGGCGGTTGGCTTTGATGAACGATGACTTCTCTTCTATCAGTGCAGAGTTTTGGCGTATTGCCGCTTCTGCTTCGCTACGTCTGATTTCATCAGTAGCGTTTTGATAAATTTGTTGCCATTGCTGGTTATATTGCTGAAGGGTTACCAGTTCGTCTGCCGCAGTTTGTAGCTGTGGGACTACCGTTAACTCTAAACCAATTTGTAAACCATCAAGTTCACCTCGGCGTTTTGCCTCATACTCTTCAAAATCAGCACGTTCGGTTTTAAGCTTACGAGCATTTTCATCAATGTCGCTGGTTTGACCAAGAAGAGTTGCCGCTTTCTTAGCTGTGATCTCAATAAACCCACCTTCGGCGTTTTTATTAGGAATTCTCAGTTTTAGATTTGGGTTCTCATCTGCAAACTCAAAGAAGTTAACTGGGTCACTAGCTCCTTCGGAGGGATCTTCAGTATTCTCTTCGCTTACAGTTTCTTCAGTTTCGCCTTCAACATTTTCAGGTTCGGCCTCCAGATCAGGAGCCGCCTCGGGGGAAGATTTCTCTTCTTGTCCCGCTGGTGGCGGTTGACTACCATTTGGCTGGGGATTGTTTCGCCTGTTGGCGGCAATCATTCCAGCAATAGCGTCAACTGGGCTACCAGTTTGCTCTGTGACGGTCGAGTTTTCGATAACGTCTGACATATGCTATTCCTTTTTCGTTAAAGTTTCAACATTTTTATTTGCCACTTTAGCGAGAAATTCACTCTTTTCAACAAAGGTAATGAAATCCCGTACTCCAGCAACATAATATGCGTTCTCAATTCTTTCTGAATCGTCTTTACTATCTTCAAGACGGCTTAACATGTCAAACCTGTACAGGTTAAACATCAATGCAAAATCTTCGCTACGCAAAAGCTTACTAGCCGCTTCTCCGTTTTGAATTACTAGAGTTCGTTGTTCAGGATTACCCCCTTTTTGTGCATCAATTCCCTTGGTTCTTCGGTTGAAGTGTTCTCTGATCTTAGTTACTATGCTATTCATTGCCATCCTTTAATCAATTTGTACGGCGCTCAACTTCCCACGTTTTGCCGCAATTCCTTCAAACATGTTATCCATGTCAATGTCTTCAGCTTGTTTATACAGCAACGCTGTTTTTGCCGCTGTTTCTTCCACCTTAGATTTATTGAGATCAACTTTGGATTGGGTTTCTTGCTGTTCAGGGCTAGGACCTTGAGCCGCTTTGGCCTGCACAATTTTTGCCGCTTCATCAAAAGTAGGCAGGTACGCATCGCAGTGTTTAACACCCAGGGCATACAGCGTGTCTTCGTAAGGACGGCGTAATTTTGCAAACAGTTCAGGCACTTCTGGCGACATTTGAGTGAGCGCCTGGGCAAATGCAGTCTGAGCCTGAATGATCAACTGTTGACGGGTCAGTCGGTTTTCTTCAGACAAGAATCCCAAAGCCATGTCAATGTTGATCATGCGGCGATCAATAAAGTCGTAATTTTCCATTGACTTAGCATCAAGGAAATCTTGGCCTTCCATGCAAGCGTTTGCCAGTTGCTGGATGTTGTAGTCATCAGAATACTGAATCATGGTCTTCCAGACGATATAAATTGCGTCTTTTAGGCCAATGGCGCAGTTCTTGATCATCTCATCTTGGATCAATTGATTTGGACCCATTGCCAACTGCAACTTGTACCCGCTGTTGCCGTCCTTCATTACCTCTGGATTGAGGGTATCGTTGGGGTTGGTCATGCCAAGCATTGCCATCTTGTCGGCATCAAACCGATCCATAGCGTCTTGGATGTAGGCAAGGTTGCCTTGCATTGGGGCAAACTCAAATACGTGTTTACCTGGATCAAATTTGCGGTCCAAAATAAACATGGCAGATACACCACGTTGTATTTCTTCAGCGTCAATAAACTCTGGGTTGACACCAATGCGTGGGGTGGATGCCTGCAAAGCAAAAGCAATCTCAGCACGGTTGATGGCGGTCTTGTATTCCTGTAAAGGAACCAAACGCTCACCCTGGGAATACCCAAAGAAGTTGCCCACAATAGGTTTGGGGCACATGCTTGCCAGTGGGATGAAATCGACTTCTTTGATGTACAGGATGTAGGAGCCTGAAAAGCAGATTTCTACTGTTTCTTCTTCTCCGTCCCCGTCTACATCTCGGCGCATCCAGCAGGTGGTCAGCATAACCACACGGCTAAACCGATCAGCGCCAGCAGAAGCAATTACGCCTTGACCAGGAACAGGGGTTGAATCCCGTGCGTGGAGTGCCAAGTCGTTTTCCAAAGCACCAGCTTGGTAAGCCCCGGCAGGGCCATAGGCGGCGTGTTCAGCAAATGACTCAAGTTCAATGTACGGGTATTGTTGTTTGGCCTCATGGATAGTCATGGGCTGGTAGAAACCACAAAAGTCTTGGTTTTGAATGCCAGGAATAGTGGGGTTACAGACAAAGTAGTGTTGTGCAACGTGCTTAATACGGATGTTGGTTGAGTAACCAGTCATCTTGTATTTAGCACGATATACAGTATTTGCCTTAATGCTGTCTTCCATGTCGACCGATGCACCTGTTTCATCAGGCATCATGGTTTCTTGCATTACGCCTTCAAGGTTGACATCGATGCGGCGCATTTGCTGGCGCTTAGTAGTCAGTCCTTTGTCAGCCGCCATAATCTCAAAAGAACGCAACTGATCTTTGGTGCCTTCAACTTCTTTGTACTGGGTAATGGGTTCCCGCACGGGGGAGATCATCACAATGCCGTTTTTGTGGAGCAATGCGTCTTGCGTCCAATCACGGATGATTTGATATGCATCGTTTTTGCTGTTAATAAAGTATTTCACCATGTCAGCGGCTTGCATTGAGCCAACATCAGCTTCGTTAAACTTTTGAAATTCAAAGTTAACTTCACCGTCAGGCATCAGGCCTTTGGTAATAACAGCGGTTGAATAATCAATACCTGGGGTAACAACTGGAGCAATATAGTCAATGCCCCGAATAGGTTCTGTGGAGTTAGATACTGGGATGTTCAGATAGTGATAATCCGTCATCCGATTGAGGGTGTTTTTAGCTTGAGTCAGTCTCAAGTAATCCACCATTTTTAAGTAAGCTTCGTGGGCTACTTTGTACTCAATTCCTTTATTGCCGGGAGGACTTTCCAAGCTTTCCACAACGATGTTTTGTTTGTCCAGCATATTAAATCCTCTGCATCTTGCCCTCTATGGGCTTAAAGCGTTTTTGCACAAAATTGTTTGTCCTGCTGACCAAAGATTCTCCGTGCCCTTGGATCAGCGCCAAAACGCCAATCCTGGCTGAGTCAATGTGATCATCAGGATCAGAAAACCGCCCAGCGTCATCAATGGCGTAGTTTCTAGCTTCATCAAGGAATGCTTTGCAGGATTCATTGATCATAAAAGAACTACGCTCCATACCCATCCGCATTATATTGATTCCGTATGCTTTGTGGTTAGTGACTTTGCCTTGATCGTTTGGCGGGTTAAGAATAGCACCTGGAATACAGTTTAGTCCATATGTATCTTCAAAAACCTCTCGGATAGATTGTTCCGTCAGGGTATATCGTCCAGCAGTGGCGGCATCATGCGGCAAAGCAATAGGCACCCCCCTGGAATCGTTGTCCATCAAATAATGCACATATTCGTCTGGAGTCTCACCCATAGGGACCGTCACTTGTCTGTGCAAGTAAATTATCTCAGCCACTGGATCTCTGAAGAAAAAGCTAATTACAGTGGGGTCGTTTTTAATCCCCAAGTCAAAGCTAATTAACCGCTCAAGCTTTTCATTATTTTTAAGATCAAGGTCTATTGCTTTATATGTGGGCCAATTAAGTAGCGGAAAGACCACGCCTTTGCCTACCAAGGGAATGCCTTTCATGCGGCAGTCTCGCTCCCACGGCATAAAGTCTCGGGCTAGTTGTTCCCGTTCTTTCTGGGAGAAGAATTCCTCACCCCATTCATTCTTAAATGGCACATCATCCCAGGTCACACGCACATGGCAGTAGCCATCGATGTTGTCCCAGAACTTACGGACTAGCCCTGAGAGTCCTTTGAGGGGCGTAAATGAACAGATAACCTGTCCTTCTCGAGACGCTGTACGGACAACAAGTTCTGAGAAAGTTTCGTCTGGAGGTTGTTCGTCAAGCACGACAAGATCCAATTCGAATCCTTGGAGGTGTCGGACTTGCTGTGTGTAGTTGGAAAAGTAGAGCTTGGATTTTCCACCTGAGATGTGCCAGACTTCAATAGCAAGGACGTTGGCTCCGTCTGATCGAATAGATTTTTCATCAATCTTGTCCTTTGGAATAGTCCCAGAACCTAGCTTGTACCCTTGCTTAATATCATCACAACCCAGCAATTTGGACTGCAATGTCTTAGCCACCTGCTCCCAGGATTCCCCGGCGCACATAGCCACAATGGGCTTATCCCACACCTTGCCGTCCCAGTCTTTGGGGTAGATGCCTGTCAAATGATAGGCTGTCTCAAAGGTAGACGCAATGGTCTTTCCGGCACGGTTGGCGGCAATCATGCCCCGGCGGCTGAATTCTTTGCCAGTCTTAAAAAACTTCTTTTGGTAGGGGAAAGGACGGAACCACTTTAGCTGGTTAAATTGCATGTCTTGTGCAACTTTGTCCCTAGCTATCTTCATAGCTTTGAGTTGTTCAGGGCTGAGATACTTGATGGCTTTTTTACCGCCAGCAAGTTGAACCATGTGCTTTAACGCCCGATCTTTGTAGATCGGTAGTATGTACTCACTGGATTCACTCTTTGCCATACAAGTCTCGCAGGCTTAACAAGATCTCTGCGGCTGATGCCAAGTAATAGATCTCAATAGGCTGAAGCTTGTTTGCCCCCTGAAGGTCTTTTTGCAACCATTCAAGGGTTTTTCTCGCACACACTTCAGCCTGCCCAGACAACCTTTGGCGAAATACCTCGGTGTAGTCGCTCATTTAAGCCCACGGATTGGCGATGTTCTTTTGGGCAATAGCCACAACTTCTTTGTCAATCAAAGGCCAAATACCGCTACCTTTTTCACCAACACAGTACGTGTACAAGCCACGGCCTTCTTTGGTCAAAGTGCCATCAGCACGGCGCAAAACAGTCTCTGGAGTACGTGGGTCTAACCACGTATATTTCTCAGGCTGTACTTGACCATACTTGTTAAGCCGGGACCCAACAGCCACTTTTTCTACTGGAGCCACAATCTGGAAAGTGATTACACCGTTTTCATATTTCTTGAAATCGATTGCCACTTTCTTATCCGACTGAGGGTCATCAGGGTGAGGCATGTTGGTGGCCCCAAAGTAATGCACCTGTGAATCCTCGGAAGGTAGATCTTCACTTCTTGCAGGCATGATACGCAACTCATCTTCGGGGATAAGTTCACGCCGATCTACATAAGGATTTTCGTCCGTCAGGAATTCACTGGGGACTTTCTTGCCCTCTAGTGCATTACGGGCGGCGTGGTACTGGTCTTCTTTTGGTTTGCCAACAAGGTCCAGAGCAATCTGGGTCTTATCGTAAACAAATTGGGCCAATTCTTTAGCCGTGGGAAGGTCGGCCTTTAAGGCCTCAATGTCATACGTTGCCATGCTTGTTCCTTAAAATTGCCAAGTAACTGCTTTGACCGCCCACATTTGAGCAGTTTGCAATTCAGTAATTGCCACAGATAACATGCGACCAACTTCAGGATTGGAATTGGTAGCACGAATCTTATGGAGTTTATCCACAATAGCGGCAAAATCATTTTTAATCTCGGCAACAACTTCATTGTTCCCAGGATTAAAACTAACGCCACATGCTTTTTGACCAAAAGTCATTTCATTGCTTTGCATTGCTATTCCTTGTTTACTCTTCTACTACGATCTCATCACCAACCTGGGGACGGTGTTGAGCAACATAGTCAAAAGACAAAATCTGTTTAGATCCGTCTTCCAACACTGCAATGATTTCGTTGTTTTCACCACGTTCAAATTCGGTAATCTTCATATCAAACCTTTGATGGGACAGAGGGTTTAGTGAACTTGCCACCACGGACGTTGTTGGTGTGTTGGCTAGAAACAGTCAAGACTTTGTAGGCATTCTCAACAGCAGTAGCCACCGTTTGACGGCGCTCATTCTCTGCGGCATGGCCTTTGAGTTTGTCGTTGATGCCCTTAGTCAGGCCCTTACGCATAGCGGCACCACCGCTGATTACTTTTCCGTACATGATGACCTCACTTCAAATAGGAAGAAGAGCGATAGTCATCGTTGCAACCATAGTTGGAAGCAGGACGAGACACTTGGACTTTCTGATTGCGGGAGACAACATTGCCGCCAGCAGAAGGAGCGCCTTGTGAGCCAGCGGCAAGTGCCGTGTTGCCCATAGAACCAGTGATAGAAGTCACGCCACCACCTTTTTTGGCAGGGTGCTTATCAATGTTGCCTTTGCGATTTGGAGCCTGCGCCATCAGCGTAGGAGCCTTATTACCAGATGTATAACCGCTCATTTTGAACCCTTTCGTTTGGCTTGAGCATCACGTTTAATTTGGTAAGCAATCGCAACCGCTTGGTCTTGTGGCTTACCCGCCTTCACTTCCGTCTTCACATTCTGGGAGAAAGCTTTCTCCGTCTTAGACTTGGTCAGCATATTACACCTTTTTAAGAGATTCCATGAAATCTTTCAACGCCTGATCAGCATCCACCTCTTCATCCCTGGTGATGTTCTGAACGTGTTCAATCGAAATAATAGGTGCCCTTGAACTCTCAAAGGTAGCCAGCTTTTCAGCAATTCTAGACTTCTCTTTGATGTCTAACTCATCAGACTGCATAGCCTCAATAAGGACATCCATAGCCGTCTTCAATGGAGGTAGGCCCATTGATAGGCGTTCTTCATTGAGTTTATTAAAGTGAGCGCCATACTCAGTGACTTTGTTGACAATAGATTTGGGGCGACCACCTTTGTTCTTGCGAAAGTCAGTGACCTTAGATCCCTCTGGCCTCATTTCAAACATGCAATACCTTTCTCAGTTCGTATCCAAGCGTAAGATCCATTTACTGTGAACCCACGCTTTTGATGAATCTTCATAAACCCATCATGCTCCCCCCTAATAGAAGTAGAGCAAACAACAGGCACACCCCAAGTATGCGCCCAAAGTATATGCTGGTCAATCATCTCATTAATCATCCGCACCCTTGTTCTTAAAGGTAGCCGCAAATCAAGGTGGTGAAACTTGGCGTTACTGATCTCTTCATTGCTGTAGGTTGTATAACCTCCCCGGTCAAACCAGCAGAATCCCAGCAACTTGTCTTCAAGGTCCCGGCGTACAGCAATAAACTCACGGCCCTTATTAAATATCTGTTCAGTAGTGGCAACTGTTAACCTATGCCTAAACACTGCTCTATCTCTAGTAAGCACCCCATCTATCTCCGCTCCATAGATAGAGTCACTCATCTCAACCATATCATCAATATCATACAAAGGGTGTGCCAATGACCACATACTATGCCTTTCAATAGGTTGTTGGTGGCTGGTACTGATCTCCAGCACATCGTATCTCTGAAATGGTATCCCGCTAAGGAACGGTGTTTGAGTCGAGTCCCAGACACCCTGTCACCACACATCAGTCT